ACCAGAAACAAGTATTGGATAATCTGCATAATATTTTTCATCGTATCGACTAGAAGAAAATACAACTTTATCTTTCTTAAAAAGTTTGTTGAGTTTACGAATCAGAGGTGCAATTCTTTTCTCGCCGACCCAATTATCAATTAAGTCAGCAATCTGCTTTTGGCGTTTATGCGCATCCTTCATAATTCTCATACTTTTAGATTCTTAAACTTATCTGTGCTTCGACCACGATCAAAGGCTGGTTTTGAATTGTTTTCCTGCATCACTGAATCTTGTGCTTTCTGTTCAAGATCGTACAACTTCATCTTGGCTCTGTCAACTCCAATCGTAAATCGTTTATGGAGGTTGGGATCGTTATAACGATTCTTCAACTGTTTTACAAGCATTTGATTTAGTTGCTGAAGTTCTTCATTGCTTACCAACGCAAACATAAAGTCAGCAGTCGCAGGTAGACCGAACGATTCAGAAGTATCTTCGAGTCCAGGATCCGAGTTACTGAACCCTGAACGAGTTGTTTGAGTTGCAGAAACAATCGGGACATTATTCTCCACCGCAAGACCGCGCAGTTCTTCAGCGATAGCCTTGATGTAAGTATAACTGTTTACATTCGCACCCGCCTTGATTCTTGACGATGCGCAAATATTTAGGTAGTCAATGAAGATAATATCTGGACGGAAGTTCTTCTTCAGTGCAAGGTCGTTAATCAATGCACGGAAGTGAGCAGGATTCGCAGAAGCGGTTGGATATTCCTTGATGATCAACTTACCCTTGACAGAACCCTGGAGTTTACCCATGCGCTTCTCATACATGTCTTTCGGCATGTTCATGAGGTCATCCATAGAAACATTGAGAAGATTGGCGTCGATTCTTTCAGCGATCTTCTCTTCAGCCATTTCTAGAGTAATGTATAGAACATTGTAGTTTTGAACCAAGCAACCAGCAGCCACATGACACATAAACAGAGACTTGCCGACGCCAGTACCTGCAAGAGCAATGTTAAGGGTCTTTTGCGGCAATCCACCTTTAGTGATCTTGTTGAAATACTCAAGATCGAAGGGGATTCTTTTTTCGACACGATGATAGAAATCATACCGATCAGCGTAACAATCCAAAAAATCATGACCAATGTGAGGATCGAAACTAACCCCCAAAGCATCAGATAGCAAAGTGGTAATACTTCCTTTGCCCCGTGCTTGATCTTTGCCATCCAGGATCTGAATACTGTCCATGATAGCATTATAGATTGCTTTTTCTTGGCAAAACTTTTCTGTAGTGTCAAGAAGCCACTCGAGTTTTTGCTCTGATTTGTCATTCGAGATTTCCTTTAGAAGTTCGAGTGACTTATTTAACTCAACTTCAGTGAGTTTGGTAGACTCTTTTAAAGAGATCTCCAGTGCTGCATTTGGGGGCAGACTATTATACTTTAGGATGAACTCCTTTATTTCCTCGAATACTTTTCTTTCGTGACTTTCGGTTAGATACTCTTTCTTCAGAAAGGGCAGAGTCTTCCTCATGAAAGACTCGTTCCGCATCAGATTCGACAAGATCAGTGTTTCTGTTTTCATTTCCTTCCTTCATCGCATTGTCAATTGCACTCAGAAGTATACTACGCATCACGTTAGAAGTAAATCGTTGAAACGATTTGCTCTTGGTGTCTACGTTGTTTACATTCGAGATGATATCATAATCAAAATTCATCAAACCTTCATCAGTAACTTTGACGTCGGTGAACTCAACAATCACACCATCATATTTGCCCAAGAATTTGACAGCAAAACTTCCAGGTGGACCATTAAGGTCCACGAAGAAGGTGTATTGCTTTTCAACTTTGAAAAATTTCTTGACGTACCAAAATTCTGCTTTAGCAATTAGATCCTCAAACATCATCATCCTCGTCTACTTCAGATGAAAGATTACCAGCAACAGCAGAACTGAACTGATAATTCTTACGAATCCATTCTTTAAATCCATCATCGCCAAGAATACTATCCCAGAATTCAGGACATTCAGTATCAGCCAAACGCCACTTCTTGGCTTCAACCTCGCCAGTAGCAGTATTCACTTTTGCATACCAGCCTACATTTGGCTTCGTAACATGACCAGACTCAAGTGCCATGTCAAGTAAACCACTGTAACGAGAAATACCACCATCGAAGCGAACAGTGACTGGGATACGAGCCTTTTCTCTGACATAACGAGACTTCTCAACATTGATAATAAAGTTATAGCCAATCAAATCAGTACCTTCTTTTTCTTGCTGACGACCAAGGATGTAAATGTTATCAGCAGAATAATAGGAACCTGTTCCGCCACCGACAATATCCTTGGGATACAAACCTATTTCTTTATAGGTGTGATTTACAACCACCATCGGAATGTCCTTCAGTGTAAGGTGTGGTGTCACCATACGGAACAGGGATTTAATTTGCTTTGCGCGGCTCATGTCAGCGACTGACTTGCCATCCAACGCATCCTCAACTTCTTTCTTCGAAGCCAAGTTACCAATTGAGTCAATGACGATCATTACACGCTCGCCACGCTCAATCTGAGTCAACTGTTGCATAATATCAAACTTCAATTGTTCAACGTCCGTGATTGGAGTATGAACAACGCGATCGGTATCAATACCAAACGAAGTGAAATAGTTTTGTGGAGTACCAAACTCTGAGTCATAGAACAAAACAACAGAATCAGGATACTTGTCTTGATATGCCTTTGCCATCAAGAGACTGAATGCAGTCTTGAAGTGCTTCGATGGACCAGCCCACATCGTAAGTCCAGGAGTAAAACCACCATCAAGATCGCCAGAGAATGCGACGTTCACCACAGGAATCTTGGTTTGTACCATATCCTTGGCGGCAAAGAACTTGGACTTTGCAAGAATGGCAGTATCTTTAATCGTCGTGTTTTTCTTTAACTTTTCGAGTAGACTCATTTTTGTTCACCTTATCAGTATGAGAAATTCCAAAATCATCGCGCATCATGAAGTTGTAGATGCCCTTTGCATCACTATTATACCCCACTTCTTTCGATTTAGCAACCTTTTTCTTTTTGCTTTGTATCGTGTCAACTTTTTCTATGACATAGTTGGGTTTCTTGGGTTTCAGTTCAACTGGCTTTGGCTCAGGAGAACGTTTGTTGTTCATTTGATTATTATAACTTATATTTGCCGCAATTAAAAGCAAAACAGCCAATGGATCGAATACAAGAACAATCAGAATAATTACAAATCTAACTGCACTATCGAAATAATTTGCTGCTTGTTCTTTTCCATAAATCAATTCGGCAATGTACTTTAATGGACCGACCTTTGCTTCAGACTCGATGTTAGAGCGGCGGAGTGGTACGAGTTGAGTGTTGAGTTCAGAGATTCGAGCATCTGAATTTTCAATTGCAGCATTCAATGAGACTCGTTCTGCCTTCTGTTGATTTCGAATTCTTGCGCCATCTAAAAAAGATTTATCAACAACCGAGTCTAAAGAACTGAGTGATCTCTGAGCATTGTCGATTCTTCTTTGCTCACTCGCAATTTGTTGTTCTAGTCTAGCAATTTCTAAAGAGTTATCAGCAACTCCAATCGATGACTCAAGATGAACCTTTGACAAATAACCAAACGTTCCAAGAGAGGTGATAAACATTAGAATGATTATGGCAAATACAAAGTACCCTTTAATGATCTTGGGCGCGATACTCCAGTTACGATAAAGCCACGAGGCTGCAACCAGTTTAGCGAATTCTAAGGAACCGCCCATCAAAACAATGGGAAGCATTGCACCTGGAAAGATGGCAATCAATCCGATTATTGAATAATATCCAGCCGTTGCTGAAAGCAACAGCCCTGCGAGTAATGTGAGATAGAGCATTTAGTTTACTTCTAGATTGAGCAACTCATATCTTCCAAACACATCATTAAAGATCTTTCGCTCATACTCTATCTGAGGATTTTCGTTGCTGACTGTTGATGACATTTTGGTACAAACCAAACCTTCTTCAATTGTGTAATTAATTTTCTTATGCTTTAAATTCATCAAGAAAATAAACAAGTCACCGAAATAAATTTTAAATTCTTCTGGAATTGTATAGTAACTTTGTTTATGTAGAAACATTGCACTCCCATAAGAGAAATGTGGCATTCCAGAAGTCCGTGTGTTATTTAACACATCTACTGGCTCAAATTCCACGACAGAACCGATGCCCATGGAACACATCTGATCGAATGTTTCAAAAGAGTATCCGCAATAACTCAATTCTGAAAATCCAAGTATCCCCTTATCAGGAGAAAGTTTCCATATGATCTGTGTTAGGCAATTGGGATTTATGAGACAATCATCATTCAGGATGAATAATCCATCATGTTTAGAGACACTCACACCAAGATTCCAAGCAGGATTCACATAAATGTTTTCCTTTTGCGGTAGGTAAACTATCTTCTTTAGATCTAGAATGCTGTGATCAGTCTGTGATATGTCATTGTCAATGACAATAATCTCTCCAATTAAAGGATGTTTATTCAATAAAGGAAACATCTTTTTATAGTGTGGCGCACGCCACATTGTTGGAACTATTACAGAGATCATGATTGATTATCCGTTATCATGTCTTTCATCATCGATGACATCATCGCGTCAATTGGATTATTACTTTCAAATAGTTTTTTATCATTTTCAACAATTTCGTTAAAGAGTTTTGTTGTGCTCTTCATTTTAGTTGCAACAGCACACCCATCTACTTTATAATTTTGTCGCCCATTCAATACGTTTTGATCAAACAAATGCGTATCACCATAATAGATTTTATATTCTTCAGGAATTTTAAAGTATGCGTTTTTATGCATAAACAAACAAATTCCAAATCTATAATGCATGAACGTACACGGCGTCACTCGCATCAATTCCCACGGAGCCAATTGACTTGATATAAAATTTAAATCATCGCTTTTTTCAGAAATTGTTTCTAGAGAAAATCCAA